GTTCATCTCAGCGCTAAGTTGTTTAGTAATGGTAGGCGCTGTATATGCAGGAGATAATGGTGCTTACAAAGTATCACCACTTTGGCTGTTTGCTGCTTATGGAATCATCACAATAGGCGAACTCTGTCTGTCTCCTATGGGACTTTCTTTGGTGTCTAAACTTTCTCCGCCGAGAATTACAGCGCTTATGATGGGAGGATTTTTCCTTTCTACATCGATAGGGAACAAACTCTCTGGTATACTAGCAAGTATGTGGTACAGCTATGAAGACAAAGCCAATTTCTTCTGGGTAAACTTCGCCCTGCTGCTCATCGCTACTCTGCTGGGAGTTGCCATCCTAAAACCGCTGAATAAAGCCATGAAAGAAAAAGGCGTAAAATAAACCGAAAATCATAAAACTCCCGCATTGATGACAACGCGGGAGTTTTTCTAATTTAATATCAATATGGCTTTGAGTTATTTCCTTTTGTAGGTTTTTGTAATAAAAAGTATAGTAGATGAGACAACCGCCGCAGGCAGTGATTGAAGGAAGGAATTTTGCTTTTTAGATAACTGACAGAGCTAATTATCTCACTGCTGCTAAATAATATCCTTTGAAAATTTCTCATTTTTCTCACCTTATTTTATGAAGGTTTCGCAGCCGTAAAACATCTACTATACTATATGAATACGCTACAAACATAGTGTAAATAGATTATTATTGTATTATGTTTGTTAAAATTTAGAAAAATTTGCTATTTTGTGTTGTTTGTTTGGTGTATTTTTCTTTCATTTGTATAATTTCAACCTAAAAAAGAATATTATTCTATGGAAAGAATTGATAAATTGGATGATAAGGACCTTGCGTTACTTAGAATTTTACAAAATAACTCCAAGAAAACCATAAAGGAACTCGCTGCAGAAGTCAATCTCTCGCCTACTCCCGTTTTCGAGAGGGTGCGAAGACTGGAAGAAAACGGCTATATCAAAAGATATTCCATCGTGATAGATGCCGAAAAGCTCAACAGGGGATTTAGTGTTTTTTGCAGAATCAAGCTGAAAGCACACGACCGAGATATCGGTATCCAGTTTGCTCAGGAAGTTTTGGCTCTTGATGAAATCACCGAATGCTACAATATTTCTGGGGATTTTGACTATTTATTGAAAATTCAGGTTCGCGACATGAAACATTACCAAGACTTTATCTTCAATAAACTGGGTCGCCTTGATACCATCGGCAGTACGAACAGCACCTTTATCATGGAAGAAATAAAGAACATCTACGGCATAAATATATAATTCCGCAGAAAATATCAGTTCCAAAACAAATAACATAACCAAAATTTTCCAGTCCGGCACTTTCAGGGTGTCGGAAAGTCCTTTCCCGAAAAATTACGGCTATTGCTTTCATTTTAGAATAGCTTTTCTGTTTTAAAATGATGGTTGCAGGAGTTTTGCAATGGGCATACGGCTTCGGAAAGGAAGGTGCAAAAACATTTTAATAGCGAGCAGGAAAAATTCTGCTTATTGATTTTAACCTAAAATAATAAGAACCGATAAGAAATCCCACTTTACAACTGAAAGAAACCGCTGGAATTTTCTGGAATTGGTATTCCAAGCAGGGAGAAGTTGCAGGAAATTTTCAGAATTGGACTTTCAGGGTAAAAAAAACGGCGGAATTTTTCCAGATTGGTATCTCAGGGTGTCGGGAAATCAAATTCCGGGTCGGGAATTGCATTTTTTGGAAAAAAAATGGCCGCATTTTTTCAGAATTAGACTTTCAGGGTGTCTGGAAGTCAAATTCCAGGTCGGGAATTGTTATTTCATTAAATAAAAAATCAAATTCCTTGTAAGGAATCATGGTTTTTTCTCCCTGAAATATAAATCCCACCAAAGGAATGGTCATTTTTTTACGAATAATATAATAATTCATTTTTTTTCTGATAAATTCGGTCTGGTTTTATTTGTTTTCTCAGAAAATTTTGGCAATTTCTTTCATTCTGAGATAGCTGTCCCAATCTAAAACAGCGAATGCAGCCTGCGGGAGAGACCGAAACCTTGCTGAAACTGGGAAATAAATCAACATAGAGAAGCCAAGCATCAAATATTATAATGGTTTTGCACTCCTGCGATTTTAAAACCTAAAATTAAATCTCTACTTTTGCAGCATGATAAAAATAGGAAATGTAGAACTGCCGGATTTTCCGCTGCTTTTGGCGCCCATGGAAGATGTCTCAGACCCGCCGTTCCGCAGGCTGTGCAAGATGCAGGGGGCAGACCTGATGTATTCGGAGTTTATTTCATCCGAAGGACTGATTCGAGATGCTATAAAGAGCAGAAAAAAATTAGATATTTTTGATTACGAAAGGCCTGTCGGCATTCAAATATTTGGAGGAGACGAGGAAGCGATGGCGATGTCTGCCAAGATAGTAGAAGCGGTACAGCCGGATCTGGTGGATATCAACTTCGGGTGTCCTGTGAAAAAAGTAGTGAGCAAAGGCGCCGGCGCTGGAGTTCTGAAAGATATTGACCTGATGGTAAAGCTTACCAAAGCGGTGGTAAATTCTACCGAACTTCCCGTAACGGTAAAAACTCGTTTGGGATGGGATTCCGAGAGCATCAACATAGAAGAAGTAGCTGAAAAGCTTCAGGATGCGGGGATAAAGGCACTTACCATCCACGCCCGTACGAGAACCCAGATGTATAAAGGGGAAGCCGACTGGGAGTACATCAGCAAAGTAAAGAATAATCCTAATATAGAAATTCCTATTTTTGGGAACGGCGATATAGACAGCCCAGAAAAAGCGAAAGAATATAGAGAAAAATATGATGTAGATGGAATGATGATAGGCCGCGCAGCCATAGGCTATCCGTGGATATTCAATGAAGTGAAACATTTCTTCCGGACAGGAGAAAAACTGCCTGAACCGACCCTGAAAGACAGGCTGGACGCTGTGAAAAACCATGCAGAATGGTCTGTAGAATGGAAAGGCGAGCGTGCAGGACTGGTAGAGATGAGACAGCATTATGGCAATTATTTTCGGGGGATTCCTTATTTCAAAGAGTTTAGAAGCAGATTCTTGCAGGTGCTTACAATACAGGAGATGAATGATTTACTGCAAGAAATTTATACCAAAATAGCACAAGAAGAGATATAAATGCCTTTTTTAGAGATAAAATCAGCAGACTTTGGGTATAATGTTCCATTGATTTCTAATGTGAATGCCTCTTTGGATTTGGGAGATATCTGCCTGCTGGTTGGGAATAATGGCGTGGGAAAAACTACCCTGATGAAAAGCATCTTAGGGCAAACACCTCTATTAAAGGGCAAAATCAGTATAGATAGCAGCGCTGCCGAAACCTTGTCTGCTCTGGATCTTGCACGGCAGGTTTCCGTTGTCTTCTCTAAATCGGAGGCTTCTCCTTATTATACTTTAAAGGATTTGATTTCTTTGGGCAGATATGTTTATTATCCTTATTACATGAGCCTTACCGATGAAGATGAGTCGGAAATAGAGCAGATAATAGAAAAGCTGAATCTTGATAAATATAGAAATCATCTTCTCTCCGAACTTTCGGATGGGAATCTCCAGAAAGCGTTTATTGGCAGAGCGTTGGCCCAAAACACGCCCATGATAGTTTTAGATGAGCCGACCACTTATCTTGATGAAGAAAACAAGCTGATTATTTTGGAACTGCTGAAATATTTAGCCCAAAAGCAGAATAAACTTATTCTTTTTTCTTCCCACGATTGGCGGATTGCTAAAGATTTTTCAGATAAATTATGGTGGATAAAGGATGAAAAAATCCTCACCGGAAAGATTATAAAGTCTGATAAATCCAGCCGCCTGTCAATAGATGAAATTATGGATGGGAATTAATAAATCATCATTTAATTAAGGTTATTTTAAGCAGGACAGAATCATTCAAAACGGCAATGAGAACAAATCGTTTTACAAATAAATTACAAAAATGATAAGAACTTTTTATTACATCTTTTTCATATTACTATTCATTGGATGTGAAAAATTAAATGGAAAATAGAAATGTAAAGAAATAATAAAAAATGCTCTAAAACACTATAAATAAAGGGAATAGGAAGAAAAAAGCCACAAAAATGGCTAAATCCTATGTATAATTATGTATAGTTTTGGTATAGTTTTTTTACTAAAAAACACCCTTGAAAATAATACTAAGTATCATTTAATACCCTATTTTTAGAGGATTTTAGGAAAAAGAGAGGAAAAAAAACATCTAAAATCATCGGTTTATTTTCTTTACTTTTAAATCTTATCTTTTAGGTTACCCTTTTTGTTACCCTTTTTGAGCGTAATTTATTTTTTTATTATTTTTGTCTAATAATCTAAACATTTAAACAAAAGTAATAAAAAAAGATGGGGAAAATAACAATAAAATATTATCCTAATAAAGATTTAAAGCAAGTAGGTGGATTATATCCTCTATATGTTCAAGTAATATATAACAGAAAAGTTTTAAAATTTAAAGCTCCTTCAACATTATTTGAATATGTAGATGATTCTATACTAGATGTTTTATGTGAAAAAGGATTTTTAAAAAGCTGCAGTCTTGATATAGAATATACTATTAACATATTAGAAAATCAAAAAATCCCTGTAACAAGTAAAAATTTATCTAAATATTCAAAATCGTTTTGGGATATTTTTGATGAAAATTTTAGTAAGTTGATAAAATTAGAGTTTCCTAATGCTCCAAAATTTCTAACAGATAGCCCCTATCTTGAAATAAAAGAATTATTTGAGTTTGTGGGTTTTGAAGGTTATGATACTTTATTAAATATGTCTCATAAATTAAGAATTATAGAGCCAATATCTATGAATTTAGGTGTATTTAGTGTAAATGATAAAAGAAGATTTCTTGGGATTGACTTTTTCGGAGGGGAGAAATTAAATGATATTATTGAAGAAATACAATGTTATGATATTTATAATCAAGATAATGAAAAATATATAAATGATACAATAAATACATTTAGAGAATTCATTGATTTGTAAAATATTTTATCTAAATAAAAATTAAATAAGCCACTATTTATCAGTGGCTTATTTAATTTAAAAAATGTTTGAAAACAAAAAATACAAACTTTTTATTGAAAATGTTTGAATATTTAGTTTTCATACATTATATTTGCAGAAATATTTAGATAATAAAACATCATGGAAGACGCATTAACATTATCAGAAATGTATCATTTCTGTGAAAAACACAGACAATCTGGGGATATTATAACACTAGCAAAGGTGTTGAATATATCTCCATACGCTGCAAGAACAAGATATGTGAGAGGAGTTAAAGAAACAGTAAAAGTAATGTATCAAATTATTATAGAACGAGAAAAAATTATAAATAATATTTCTCAAAAAGTTTTAGATAAACAATATTGTTAAAATGAACCTATTAGCAAATGATGTTATCGTAAGGAAAAAGGATGGTAAAGAGAGTGTTTGGCTTTCTCAACGGCTGATAATGGAAGTTTGCGGAGTTTCGGAAGAGTATTTGAAAAAAGTTCGTTCAAAATATAAAGACAGCGTACGGGGAACTTATTTAAAGGCAACCTATCTGCCTAATACGGGCAAATCATGGCGCTGGGCAAAGGTAAATAACGGTTTTTATTATTGTATAGATAATATTCCAGACCGAGCCCCTACGCACTACCGCTCGCTTTTTGGAGATAAAGAAACCCTCAAAAAAGAGTGGAAAACTCAAACGACTACTACTAATCTTAAAAACTTAGAGAACGACTTTAATACTTACATAAATGAGCATTATAAGGAGTATTTGAGTTATTACAATGGTACGGAAGAGGTCAAACGCCAATCATTAGCAAAGGCATGCAGTGCAGTGGCTTTTATGATGGAAAGAAAAAATACTTATTCAGGAACAAAAAGCAAGTTGTATAATGATTTAAGCATTATACTTCAAAAAAATAAACTTCCTTATCTTCCCTGTAATCCTTTGAGATTAAAGGAGAAAGTAAATATTTTGGAACAAACAGACCACTGTATTACGGATATTATATATCAACCAAGAAAAGGAATGCAGAACAGTTTACAGTATACAGACCCTGTTTTATTCGCTTGGACATTGTATTTAAGAGCCAGCGGGGCAAACTTTTCTAACATGTATATTATTCGGGAAGTATGGAAAGCATGCGAAAGAACGGGAAGAAAAAAGCCGTCAATACGCTGGTTCGGAGAAACTATTTTTGAAAAACCTTTGACCAACTTTTTAACTGCTGAAAAACGCTTTGGAAGTAGTAAAAAGAGTAATATTTACCGCTCCTATATTCCTTTTGAAGATGCTTTATATGCAGGGGACTGCTGGCAGATAGACGCAACGAGAATAAACATGATAGCCCACGAAACAAAAGATAACGAGGGAAATAAGATACAAAAGCATCTAATGGCTGTTGTTGTTCGGGATGTAATGAGCGGGGATATATTGGGGTATAATCTCACTTATTCAGAGAATAAAACCAGCTTTGCAAAGGCTCTACAAATGGCAGTGAAACAAGCGGGGTATTTACCTTATGAGATTGTAACAGATAAATTTCCTGGACACAATACCCCTGAGAATAAGATTTTAATAGAGCGTTTGGAGTCTTTGGGGGTAAAGATAAGATTTACACATTTAGCAACGGATAAGGCAAGTATAGAGCGTTGGTTCGGGACTTTTCAAAATGTAGTCTTAATGGGTTCAAAATACTATTATGGCGAGGGAATAACCTCTACAAGAGACAACGCCCACCGAAGCCCTGAATATTTAGAAAAGCTCAAAAAGGAGAGTAAAAAAGCTGGTTTTGACCTTATTCAAGCTGTTGAAGAGTGCGAGGGACTTATAGAGAGATGGAGAGATTTAAAATATTCTGAATACAGCCGTAAACATCAGAATTTCCATAAGACACCAAAGGAACTGCACCAAGAGAGTGAAAAACCAAACACAATAGAAGTGAGTAAACTACAAACTTCAATGCTGTTTGATAGAAAAATAGAAACTACTATACGCAACAGCGGACAGTTTCATATTGAAGTAATGGGGGTAAAATTCCATTATATGATAAGTGAAAAAGACTATAATATTATTTCAAATTATCAAGGTCAAAGAGTAGTAGTTTCGTATGATATGGAGGATTTGAGCGAGGTGCATTTATGGAGAAAGCAGGATAATTTTTTAATATCTCTTTGCAGTGTATCAGAGTTTAAAAAGATAGTAAAATACGGTCCAAATGCAGAATTAGGAAGAATATCCGAAGCAAAAGCAAGACAAAGAAGAATAAAAGAAATGCAGGAAGCAGATTTTAACAGGATAATTTCAGGAGTTGGAGAGGAAGCCCTTTTAATGGGAATACACACCAAGAAAGAAGAGGCAAACGCCTTTGAGGATGAATACAATACATTTATAATTCCTCTACAAAAAGCATCGGGAGACGATATTGCAAGCTCTTCCCCCGATGAATTTAATGCAAACAAGGTTATTACCTCATTCAATATTTAATTATCCAATAAAGATTAAAGAATAATTAAACCATAATTAAGATGACAAATGTACAAAAAAATGAGATTGTTCAAGCAATCCAAGAAGAAAAAAAGCGATTAGGCAGTTATGAACAGGTCGCTGTAAAGGTCGGAGTTTCAGGGGCAACAATTTCGCAGATGATTAACCAGAAATGGGACAAAATAAAGCCCGCAATGTGGCAGAAAGTAGCTCACAAATTAGAGATTAATGCTCAGCGCTGGAATATTGCAGAAACATTAACCTTTAAGCATATTACAGCTTATGCGGAAGCAGTGAAAAACAGACAAATGTTTATTCTTATCAGCTGTAAAGCAGGAAGCGGAAAAACAGCGACTTTAAAAGCGTTTTCAGAGCGAAATAAAGAACAGAGCGTATTTTACATCCAAGCCCGAGAATGGGGTAAAAGAGACTTTCTTACAGAGCTTTGCCGTATTTTAGGAGTAGATACAGGCAAAGGACACATAAGTATAGATAATTTGGGAATGAAAGTAATTTCATTCTTTGCAAAAAGGAAAGATAAAAAGCCTCTTTTGATTGTAGATGAAGCAGACAAACTAAAACCCTCTGCATTACGCTGGTTTATTACCTTATTTAACGAATTAGAGGATGAGATAGGGGTAATCATAGCAGGAACAGAGAACCTCGAAAAAACAATAAAAAAAGGGGTAAAATATAGCAAACTCGGATTTGATGAAATAGATAGTCGATTTGGGAGAAAGTTTGTAAATGATATAGTCGGGGCAAGGCTGGTAGATGTAGAGATGATTTGCGAAGCCAATGGAATAACTGACAAGGATTTAATAAAGAAAATATTTGAAGAACTCAGCCCAAAAGAAGTAACCACAGCAGGGGGAACAGCAAGATTTATAGATGATTTACGAAGACTTAAAAGAATTATACAAAGAGAATTATTAACCCAAGAAATACAATAAAGATGAAAACTAATATACAAAAACAAGATAGCAAATTTCAAAATGCTATGGTCTGCAATATAGGTTTAAAAAGCAATATAGAAACGCAAATGATAGTTTTTTTTAACTTAAAAGAAATCAATTTTGAAGAATTAAACAGGGGTATAAAAGAAGCTTTGAAAAGGTGCCCCAATGTGCAAAAGTTTAAAAATTCTATCATAAATAAAGATTTTAGAGAAATAATATCATTCCAGGAAGTAACTAATTTATAAATATAAAAAATGAGTAAAGTACACACATTTTTAGTCAGTGATGAGAGCGATAACTCTCACGGGTTCAAAGTCCTCACAGAGGGCATAGATATTACACAATTTGAGAAAAACCCTATAATGCTCTATATGCACGAGCGACCTACCATTATAGGAATGTGGAAGAACCTCAGAAAGGAAGACGGCAAACTTTACGCTGATGCTGTTTTTGACACAGAAAGCGAGAAAGGAGGGGAAGTAGCAAGACAAGTAGAAAAAGGCTTTTTAAGAGGAGCAAGTATTGGTATTACCTACCAAAAAGAGGATTTAAAAAATGGAGTTTTAGAAAAATGCAGGCTTTTTGAAATCTCTATTGTAGATATAGGAAGCAATCCTAATGCTCTAAAACTCTATGATGATACAGAAACAGTGGAACTCTATTTCAAGGATATTATTGCTCAAAATGTCATAGCAGAAAAATTGAATTTAGATGATAGAAGCTATACAAACATTATCCAGCATGTAGAGCTTTTGAGGAAGGGATTTATAAGATTGTTAGACTGGCAAAAAGAAGTAATCGAGGACAGAGAGATAGAAACAGAGGCTTTAATAGATATTGCAGTAAAGCGCAAAGCAATACCTGAGCATTTGAGAGATTTACAAAAACAAGCTTTTGCAGAAAACTATTATGAAGCAAAAAAGAACCTTATTACAGCTGTTTTTGGAACTTATCCAATAAAAACATTCAGCCCAATTAAAGAGATAGAAGATGCAAGACGAGAGGCGGCAAATAAGAGCGGAAAAAGTAAAACAGATTGGGGATTAGAAGAGTACCGAAAGTTTGCACCTGATGAACTGGAAAAAGACCCGCAACTATACCAAAGGCTCGTAGATGAAACCTATAAAAACCAAAATACACCAGGATTTAACTAAATAATAACTAAATAAATTTTATTAAAATGAGTACATTAAACAAGCAAATTTGGACAGACCAAATTCAGAAAAATTTTTACCCAACAGTCTCTTTTTTGAGTTACGCAAAAGATTTTTCAAAATTCGTAGATTATGATATTATCAATATGGCCGAAACGGGCTTTGACCCCAAAGTATTGATAAATAATAGAACTTATCCTATAAGTGTCTCTCAAAGAGATGATACAGCACTTTCCTTTGAATTGGATTTGTTCGAGACAGAAAACACTCTCGTAAGAAACCCCGAAGCTATTGAATTATCTTATGATAAAATGGATAGTGTAATTTATGGTCACAAAATGGCATTACAGACAAAAACAGCAACCAAAGCAGCTCACGCTTTTGCTCCCGATAGTGACAGCGATTTTACGCCAGTAATTGCGACCACAGGAGACAATAACGGAGAGGGACACAAAAGGTTAAGAGTAGAGGATATTTTAAAACTTAAAAGAAAGTTTGATATACTGGATATTCCAGCCGATAGAAGATTTTTAGTATTAGACCCACGCCATACAGAGGATTTAATTTTAACCGATTTAAAGAGTTTCAAGGATATTACAGACTTTGTGAATGGTCAGCCTAAACGCTTTGCAGGGTTTAATATTTTAGAGTTTACAAAAAACCCTATCTATAATGCTACTACACTACAAAAAGAGCCTTTTGGAAAGGTAAAAGCAGGCACAGATACATTTTGCTCTTTTGCTTTCTCGGCTGATGAAGTAATGAAAGCAGACGGAAGCTTTAAAATGTATGAACGAATGAATGACCCAGAACTGAGAGGAACGGTAATAGGCTTTGACAAGCGTTTCATTGCTCTGCCAATCCGAAATAAAGGTATAGGAGCTATCGTTTCTGCAAAGGTTTAAAGAAAGTTTAAAACAAATTTAAAGCCCCATTAAAATAATTTTAATGGGGCTTTACAATGAAATTAAAACCTATTAGCAATTGTGTCCTAATTCTTCTAATTCCTCATCTATTTGAGTATTAAAAATCCTATACAAAGTATCTCGGGAAATAAAAAACTTAGGATATATGTATTTTCTATGTATAACAGTTATAGGAATATCGTAGTGATAATATTTGTTAAACTCCTCCATTATACTCTTATAACGAAGTAACATGTTTTTTCTTTTACCTTTCTTATTTGCTGATAATTCCATACTTCAAAAGTAAAAAATGTATAGAATAATAACAAATAGTTGTCAGATGTAAAGAATATAAAAACCTATTTTTTCAATCTCAAAAATCCATTTTATCCGCCTTTTTTATTTACTACTATTTTCGCCGATTATATATAGACAATATGATATCCGTAGATTTTTCGGATCAGGAACTCAATAAGATAGAAAACGCTCTTAATGAGGTTTTGCAGGTGCTCAGCGGGAAGGTTATCAACCTTACTCCGGAGGAGAGAACACAGTATGGGAGCATAGGAGACAAAAATAAAATCTTTGTAGATAAATGCAAAGCCTATATGGAGCAAGACCCCACTACGGTACCCAATACTCTGGACAAGCACGAGTTTGACAAGGACTACAAAGCCCGCCAGCAGATGGAAGAACCCCTGAAGAAGCTCAGCCGTATCACCGAGATGCTCATGGATACCAAGATACTTCTGGATTTTGACAATTATAACGGTTCGCTTTCTTACTACCGCTATGTGAAGTTCCTCGCTACGCAGAACATGCCAGGGATTACCAGCATCTATGCAGACCTGAGCCAGCACTTCCAGAGTATGGGAAAGAGAGCCAAAAAAGCTCCAGATACGCCGGAAGCACCAAAAAACCCGCAAGGAGAATAAAAAAAGTCTTTTTCATAGCGCCCATTTATTAAATTGTTAATAAGTGGAAGCCCCCAGCAGAGCTGGGGGCTTTTTTTATGAGTTAATTTTTGTTGTCTTTTTGTTCCTGCCGAATTGTGTTAGGTTTTTTTTATCTGTTCTTTTGGCTTGAACCAAAAGAACCAAAAGTTCAAGGCTTCGGAAAGAGAGGCTAAAATGTTCGCTCGGAAGCCTAAAACTTCTGAAACTCGCCTATCGGCTCAGACAACAGAAGTTTTTGCGGCTCCCTCGCTCCATTTTT